GACGCGACCGAGAAAGCACGAGCCTACGCCCGTCGGCAAAGCGCCACCTATAAGCTCGTGCCTATCGCCATCATCAACGAACTCGGCTACACCCTCGTGCACGACTACGACCTATTGGCCGACTACGCTCACGCCCGGACCCAGGCTCAATAGCCCCATGCCCTCACACTCCACTACCGGCACCGTGTACCTGCTCCACTTTTCGAGCAGGTACCGGCACGCCGGCCACTACATGGGCTGGTCGCCCCAGCTCGCCGAGCGGCTGACCGCCCACGCCGCCGGGAACGGTGCGCGGCTGCTCGCAGTGATCCGGGAGCATGGGATCTCTTTCGAGCTCGTGCGGACCTGGCCCGGCACTCGCAAAGACGAGCGCCGGTTGAAGAACTGGCACAACGCCCCCAGGTTGTGCCCCATATGCCGGCAGGCCAGAAAGGAGGCCGAAGCTCGCCGGCGAGAGTGGGAGCGAGAGGAGGAGCGATGCGCCGGCGCGCCCCGCAACCCCAACACTCCGACCAGGGCCGGCCCGCCAGGTTCCCGCCAGGCCCGGGCGGACCTCATTTTGCAGCCCCAGACTCGCACTCAGCCAACGAAGGGAGAAAAGTTTGACGGAATTTGGACTACCATATCGAAACGATACCTCAGAGCCTCAGAATGGCCCTCAATCGCTCTCAGGGCAATCTCCGTATGCGCCCCAAAATACACCCCCTCAGCACCTCGATTCGCCCCCAAAACACATCCTAACCGGTGCGGAATCTGCTATGATAGACCAAGACGCGCCCGCGCCCCCGGTCCTTGCAAATTCCCCGGAGGCCGGGCGCTTCGATTCCCAGCCGAACAACGGCCACACCCTCTACGCCTTGTTGGTGCTGAAGCACCTGAACCGAAACCCCAAACGCAGCCGGCCCCCATCACCCAGCGAGGCCCAGGCCGCGCGCGACCTGGACGCAGTCATCGACGACATGATAGGGGAGATCGCCGAGGGGCACCAGGTCGAGCGAGACCGTTGGCCCTGGGAGACCGGGGCACATATCCCATGAGCGGGCAAGCACGTGGGGTACGAGAATGGATATTCTCGTATACCAAATCGAAAGGAGCAAAATTATGAGCATCCAGGCAATCAACAAGGTCAGCGGCGAGGCCACCGGCCTGCCACCCGACACCATGCAAGCGCTGCTCCTCATCGCCGACTGGGCCGACGAGGGCATGCAGTGGTTCGCCGACATCTGGACCCTCTCGCGAAAGCTAGGGGTGGACCTACCGGCCACCAACCGCATCGTATCGGAGCTGGTGCGCCGCGGCTACATCAGACCCTCGCCATCGAGCAGGATCTACGAGGTCATGCCAGAGGGCAGAAAGCTCCGCGAGCTGCCCGCGGACAATGTAGGGCCGCTTTTCCAGCCGGCCCGGAAGGAGACCCGAGAGTAAGATGTCTGTAGAAGTGTCCCACGAAGCCTGGGAACCATCTCTCACCCCAGGCATCAAAGGTAACCACCTCATCATCCTGATCAAGCTGGCCGACTGGTCGAACAAGCAGGGCATTCTCTACGCCTACATCAACGACCTCGCTTATCACACCCGCACCTCAGTGCGCACCGCCCAGCGCTGCTTGCAGGACCTCATGAACCGTGGCTATCTCGAATTGCTCCCCCAGGAGGGGCAGGGACGCGGCGGCCGGCAGCCCGGCGGCGCCGGCTCGAAGAACTGGTATCGAGTACACATCCCTTCTTTCAAGGCCCAGGCCGGCAAAGAAGGGTGTCAATTTGTCACCCCTAAGGGTGACAAGAAGGGTGACAAAATGGCACCTTTAGGGGTGACAAATCGTGCAGAGAAGGGTGACAAATCCGACATTCTTGACGCTCAATCGACGCCTGTTAACGTATTAAACGTAGTTAAACATACTAAACAGGCATCTCACGATTCGATTCAGTCGGATTTTCTGAACGCACCCCTACCCTCCGGAGCGCGCGCCCTCCCCAAGGTGCCCCGATGCGCCTACAAACACTGCAACCGGCTACCAGCACCCCACTTCGCCGGCGCGGCCTACTGCGAGGTCCACGGGGAGCACGCCAGCCAATGGCGCGACCCCAAGCCTCAGTTCCAGGAGACCCGCCAGGCTTAGCCAGACACAAGCCAACTTCTCACCGCCCACCGGTCCTCTCTCTAGCCGGTGGGCGGCTCGCTTTCTGAACCCTCATACCTCCTTCGCCCATCATCCGGCCTGGGACATTTCTCACCCCAATATCACCCCATCGCCTTATTCACACGGCAAGCGCGCGCCCCCATAATGAGAGCGTTCAGCGCGGAGGTCTCAGCGTACCACCACCACCACCACACCGGCCGCATCCAGCGCCACCAGGCCGACCACCCACACAAATGACGCACTCAGTTCAACTCAGCGCCAGACAATGCCGACCCCCGAAAGGGAGGTTCGGCATTTGAGCGAGTCGCGTAGGAGCCCGGGTCAGGGCCAGAGAAAGACGTCGGCGGCCAAAGCCAGCAAGCGTTTCGAGATCGCCGAGCGCCGCCGCCAGGTCGCACTCATGTTGCGCGCCGGCTGGCAGCAAAAGGACATCGCCGAGGCCCTGGGAGTTTCAGAGGGTACCGTGTCGGCGGACAAGAGCGCCCTCGAAGGCGCACTGCGAGCCGAGAGCGGTGAAGCGATCGCCACCATGGTGGCAGAGGAGAGCGCTGCGCTCGATGCTGACGAAGCGACGTTCCGCGAGCTGCTGGCAGCGGCAAAGACGCCCTACCAGGCACTACAGCTTCACGGGCAGATCCTCGCCATCATGCAGTGGCGGTCGCAGCTCCTGGGCCTGGACAGCAAGGCCAGGGAGAGACTTAGCCGGCAGACCGACGCCGGCGAGCACTCGCCACTGGGTAAGCTTATAGCGGCCCTGGAGGCTGACGGAGAAGGAGGTCAATAGTGTCCAAGAGACAAGTAAGGCTCGCCGGCGATTACCCGGGCGGAGTGTCAACACCCGCCGGTCCGCTGCGCACCACCCCACCCATCATCACCAACCCCGTGGACTACGGCCCCTTCAGTGAGCCGGACGCGGTTGGGGTCCTCATTCATCACAAGGTCGGCGTCGCCGAGGCCGGCAAGAACGTGACGTTCCGCATCGTGGGCGTTGACCCCTGGGGCGTCAAGTACATCGTCGCATCGTCCTCAGCGCAGTCCGTCGCCACGCTCGGCGCCCAGGTGGAGATATACTTCGGCCTGCTGGGGACCGCGGGATACCAGCAGAACATCGCGGCCGCACTACCCCACACCTTCTACGTCCGCCTGGACACCGACTCGGTGCCCGACACCGGAACCTACCAATGGTTCCTGGGCCTCGACTTCATAGACATCTAAATTCGCACCCCCTAATCCTAATAAGGAGCAACCCAAACAATGGCAAAGACCAGAGTATTCATCAACGGCACGCTAACCGACACCGGCACCCACTACGCCCCGGACGAAGTGCTCGGCGAGGGCGACCGCGGCCTGCTGATCCGCTTCCAGTTCCAGGGACTGGACACCGTCGCCGGCGACGAGGGCACACTGACCCTGGAAAGGATAGACCCCGTCCTCCCAGACGCGCCCGAGCTGTGGAAGGTGACCGTCGATGACAACGACATGCACTGCTTCATTCTCTACCCCGAGGCCCCGCCGTCAGTGGAAGACGTCTCCTGGGGCGATGGCGTGGAGTTTCATTTCATGGTGCTCCCGGCCCAGTACCACCTGCGCCTCAACATGACGGTGGACACCACCCCACCCGAACCCATCATCACCTACGAGCCACTACACTGAGCTGAGCAAGCCGCACGCCCAGTGACCGACTACGACCCCCACGCATGGCTGTTGCTTCCCTACGCACTCTCCTGGCCGACCTGGAGACCTTCTCCCGCCACCTCTACCCCACACGAACGCTCAGACGCTACCAGCTCGAAGCGGCCCTACCCATACTCGCGGCCATCACGGCACGCAAGGGCGGCAGCTATTGCCTCGTCTTCTCCCGCCAGTCAGGGAAAGACGAGCTGCTCGCGCAGTTGCAAGCGTTCCTCCTCGCCCGGCACCAGCTCAGGGGAGGCAACCTGGTGATGGGCGCGCCCACGTTCAAGCCCCAGTGCTTGATCTCGCGCCGGCGTCTCCTGGAGAGGGTTAGAACACCCGTTCACATAGGAGCCAGAGGGTCAGACGGCTACCGGGTGACCTGCGGCCTGGCGGGCGCGTCGTTCCTGTCCACCGAGCCCAGCGCCAATATCAGGGGAGACACGGCAGACCTGGCCCTGATCGCCAACGAAGCCCAGGACGTCCTCATCGAGCGCTGGGACTCGGCCCTCTCACCTATGACCGCCTCGACGAACGCTCCATCAATATTCTCCGGCACCCCCTGGACGGACGACTCTCTGCTGACCAGGGAGCGAGCCACGGCCCGCTCAACTCACACCCTGTTCGAGGCTGACTGGCGGCGCGTGGCCGACGAGCTGCCCGCCTATGCCGAGCACGTCCGCGGTCGCATGAAAGTGCTCGGCGAGGGGCACCCCTTCATACAGACCGAATACTGCTTGAAGGAATTGGGGAGCCAGGGCGGGATGTTCCCGCCGCGCCGGCTGGCTCAGATGAGGGGTAAGCACGAGCGCCAGGTGGCCGCCAGCCCGGGCAAGCAGTACGCCCTACTCCTGGACGTGGCCGGCGAGGACGAAGACGCTCCGGAGGACCTCACGGTTTGGACCCGCGAGCGCCGCCGCGACTCAATGGCTCTCACCGTGGTGGAGGTGGACAAGAGCACCGTGCGAGACGACCTACTACGCAGACCGACCTACAGAGTGGTCGACCGGCGTGAGTGGAGCGGCCAGAAGCACCGGCTGCTGATCCCCCACATCTTAGACCTGACGCGGGACGTGTGGCACGCCTCATGGCTTATCGTTGATGCGACCGGCGCCGGCGCGAAGGTGGCCGACGTGCTCACCAGCTCGCTACTACGCGCCCGGTGTGAAGTGATTTCCTTCGTGTTCACCAGCGTGACCAAGAGCGATCTTGGTTGGGCGTTCTTGGGCTGCATCGAGAGCGGTCGCTACAAGGAGTACGTCGACGACAAGTATGCCGACACGCGCCGCTTCTGGGCGCAGTGCCAGAGCACCGAGTACAGCGTGCACCCAGGCCCGGGTAAGCTCATGAAGTGGAACGTGCCCGACGGGAAGGGGCACGACGACCTGGTATTGTCGGCCGCCCTGGTGGCCACGCTCGAGGAGCTGGACTGGGCACCCCGCGCCGTCTCGGTTCGCACTCGCGAGGACTGGAGGTAACCCATGGCCAGAGGCCAGTACACCCGAAACACATCCCTACCAACGGCGGGACCCCAGAACGTGCCGCCAGTCACCGGAACGTCGGGCCTGGCGCCCCAGAACCAGTCGCCCCCCGACCAGACACCCCACGCCCTGGCCCGCCAGGAGCGCTACGCCACGTTCAGGGCGTTCTACGACGGCGACCAGTGGCTGGAAGAGCCAAAGCCCGGCAACCAGAGGGTGACCATCAATTATTGCGCGGTCCTCGTCGACAAGATGGCGAGCTACCTGTTCGGCAAGCCGGTGAGCTTCGATGCCCACCCCCGCCACTCCCAGGGCGACCAGGCTGACCGTGCGGCCGGCCGCCAGGTTGAGGAATACCTGCAAGAGGTGGCCGAGGATAACGACCTGGCCGGCCTGGACCTGGATAACGAGATCTCAACGGCCATGCTCGGCGACGGCGCCTACACCTGCCGCTGGGACCCAGCAGCCAACATGCCCCGCATCACGGCAGTGGATCCCTCCGGCCTCGAAGCCCGCTGGCGCTCAAACGACCCTCGCTCGCTCCTGTGGGTGCGCCAGTCTTATTACATGGCCGTGGGCGAGCTCACAGCAGGGCAGCGCGCCCGCTGGAACGCGGCCGGCCAGCCCGGCCCACAAGACCCCTACGCGCCCCTGGTGGCTCAGGAAGACTGGACGGCCACCGGTTGGCAGCTCACCTTCCACGGCGTGCACGTCGACGGCGGCCCGAACCCCTATGACGTGGTGCCATACGCGGTCTACCCCAACCTGCGCAAGCCTGGCGAGACCTGGGGTATCTCGGACCTGGATCACATCCTCGAGCTGCAAACCAACCTCAACGAGAGCCTGTCGGTGTTCCGCCAGATATTGCTCATCGCGGGCAACCCGGTGGTCGTGATCGAAGGGGCAGACGAGGAGGACACCTCCACCCTGCGGCTAGGCCCTAACCAGCTCTGGACGCTGCCCAAAGACGCCAAAGCCTACGTGCTCGAACTACTGAAGTCGGGCGCTGTGACCGCCCACCTGGAATACACCGACAAGCTGTACCGGGCGCTGCACGACATCGCGGAGATGCCCAGAACATCGTTCGGCGACACCCAGGGCCAGGCGGCCACCTCTGGCGTGGCGCTGGAGATCGAGCTACAACCGCTCCTCCACAAACTGATCAGAAAGCGCACCATCCGAGCCTCAGCCCTCAGACAGCGCGCACACCTGACCCTGGCCATAGCCAGGCTCCACGGGCATGACCTGCCCGACGTGTCCCTCACCACGATCTGGCCCGCCGTCCTGCCCCAGGACCGCACCGCGGTGGTCGACCAGGAGACGGCATTGGTGGCCGCCGGCATACACCCGCCGACCAAGGCCATGACGATCCTGGAGGACCTGGACCCGGAGGAGACGTTCAAGCAGGTGGTCGAGCAGAGCAAGGCCCTCGCCGAGAGCAGGCGAACGCCCCAGCCTCTGCTCACAGCCCCCGGCCCGACCAGGGCCAACACCAAGACCGCCCCACGCGGCAAGCAAGGAGCGTCAATGTAATGGCCTACCTGGTATCCGACTTCATCGCTCGCCTACGCCGCGAGCTGGGGGCCACCACCGCCGATGAGATATGGTCCGACGCCTACCTGACCGACCTCATCAACGAGGGCTCACGTTGGTTCGCTCGCATGTTCCCTTTTGAGCTGGTCACCAGACTCAACGTGGCGGCAGACCAACGAGCCTTTGACCTGCCCTTCAACACGAACAACGTGCGATCCGTGCAGCTCGCCGGCCACATCATACCCAAAGACGACAACGTCTTTCCCGACCCCCCAGGCGAGAACCCCAACCCGCCAGGCCGCGTGCAAGCCTGGAACACCTGGGGCACCCAGTTATGGCTCCGCTGGCCGGCCAGAGGCACCGAGGTGGGCACCGCCAAGCTGGTGATCATTCACAGCAACTTCGGCGAGGACCTCGATACGTCGGCCCCGACCAACGAATACAAAGGCCCGACCGACGGCATCCGACTGATCGTAATCTTCGCGGCGAAAGAAGCCTGGGCCTGGCTCGACGGCCAGGACGTGAGACGAGGCCGAGGCCCCCGACTGGTCAGCCAGACGGCCAGGTATGAGAGGCAACTGGACCGGGAAGTGGACAGCTACCGCCGCAAGCGATCGTTCACCTCTCGCATGCTGACCAGAGACTAAGGACAGAGCCACCCCATGCCCACACCCGACCCAAACACCGACATATCCTTCGCACAAGCCAGCGTCAACGACGGCAAACCGGTGTACTACATGCTCGCCCGCCGCGGCATCGCGGGGCACAAAGGCCCCCAGCAGGCCATGCCCACCACCCCCCACAGAGCATGGTATCCCTGGTCGCTCAGCCCACTGCCCACCGCCCTGCCATACGGCTACCGCGATAACAAGCATTGGGCGCTAACCATCGCCATCATGGACGACCTATCCGACCTCGACGGTCGCCACCACACCACCACCATGAGCGCGCAGACCCTCCTGGCTAACATGCGCCTGTTCCTCAACGTCAACGCGGGCGGAAACGCCATCACCTTCACCGACGTGAGCTACCCGGTGCACCCGGCAATCAACGTCGACATATTGGACTACGCGGAACGCAGCATCGATTCCTACGACGGTAGGAATACCACCGGCCCCTGGCTCGTAGACCTCGTGCTACGCGAACGCTAGAGGGCAAAGGAGAAACCAACGTGCAAGACGACACCCTGCCCACCGACGCCCCCCTGGGTACCGACCTGACGGACCCCGAGGTCAGCGAGCAGCCCGCCAAGCAGACCCCCGACTACGAGCAGCCAGACAAGGCCGGCGAGCCGACCGAACCCGGCGCCCAGACCCCCCCAGCAGCGCCACAGGCCAGCCAGGGCGAGGGCAAGACCCCCCCAGCGAGCACACCCGAAGCCCAGGCCGCCGCGGCCCTCCTGGACGCGCTGAAGCAGACACCCGGCATCGTGACCGAGCTACTGAAGGGTGAGACCGTGGCCGACGTCCAGGCTTCGTTCACCGAGGCCAAGAAAGCATTCGAGGCGGCACGGCAGACCATCATGCAGGATGTATCCGCCAACCTGCCGCAAGGTCACGCCGGCCAGGGCGTGGCCCCGGTGCCCGGCACCCCCCTGGAGATGATCCAGGCGGGCATCAAGGGCAAGTAACCAACTTACTCGCCGAGCAAACCTTAGCACGCTAACCAAAACTCGCCGAGCACACCAAAGGAGAAACCACACATGGCACTCACACTCGCGGAGGCCGCGAAGCTGACCCGCAACATGCTGGTCAGAGGCGTGGTCGAGCAGATCATCACCGAGTCCCCGATCCTCAACTACCTGCCGTTCATCACGGTGCGTGGTTCGGGGATCGACTACAACCGGGAGTCGACCATCGGCACGGCTGACAGCTACGCCGTCGGCGATACCTGGACAGAGGACACGCCCACCTTCACCAAGATCACGGTCGCGCTGAAGATAATGGGCGGCGACGCCGACGTCGACGAGTTCATCCAGCAGACCTACAGCTCGGAGAATGACATCCGGGCCGAGGTCATCTCGGCGAAATCGAAGGCGGTCGGCTACAGGTTCAACGACCTGTTCTACAACGGCGACGCCACCACCAGCCCCAAGACCTTCGATGGTCTGAAGATCATGGCGGGCGCCATCAACACGGCCATGGCCTACAGCGGCAACGTGCGAGCGGCCACCAACGGAGCCAACGGCTTCGTGCTGAACCTGGACGACCTGGACACGTTCGTGGACGCCGTCAAGCCAGGCAACCCCGAAGTCCTGCTGATGAGCAAGCGCAGCCGGCGCAAGCTCAACAGCATCAAGCGCGCCAGCGGCTCGGGCGTCCTGGAGACCTCGGCCACCTCGTTTGGGCGCCGCGTGCGCACGTACAACGACGTGCCCGTGGAGGTTGACGAGAACATTCTCGACACCGAGGCCCAGGGCACGAGCGGCGCGGTGTGCAGCTCGATCTACGCGGTCAAGTTTGGCTTCAAGACCGGGCTGATGGGCCTGCAGAACGGAGGCATCCAGGTCCGCGCCATCGGCAACCTGGAGACGAAGGACGCCTGGCGGACCCGCATCAAGTGGTACAACTCGCTGGCCCTCTTCAGAACCTGGTCGCTGGCCCGGCTGGCCGGGGTCAAGATCGCCTAGCATCAGCTACGATCACGTAGAAATCACTTAGGATGTATTCGGGGGGCTCTGGCGCCGCCCCCCGGCCCCCCGCGCCGACACCCATACCAACACACACACCACCACCCAGACGAGGCGCAAATGGACACACCCACCATACTGTCGGGCATGACCCTCCTGATACTGGCCTATCAGGAAGTGCGGGTCGGGGTGCCCGGCGCGAGGGCTACCCTCGTGAAGACCCTACAGGACACCATCAACGCCCAGGCCGAGCGCATTGACCTGCTCGCCGACGAGCTGGCCGACCTGCGCGCCAGGCTGAAGGAGCACCATGATCACAGACTTCCCTAAGGACTGGGTAGACATACGCCGCCAGCTCCCCCGCGCCAACCCCCAGAACGCGGCCTTTCGCACCCTGGCCGAGATCTCAACCGGCATCGTCCACTATGACGCCGAGTTCGCGGGCGAGGGCCTGACCGACGGCGACGAGCTGCGCCGGTACACCCAGCAGGCCGCCTATCACATCAGCAAGAACTGGAACGTGGGGCCGGACGGCAGACCCAGGTCACCACGCATACCAGGCTTCGCCCTCATGTACCACGTCAAGGTCAGCAGGAGAGGGCGCATCTACCTGTGCAACGACTTCGAGTTACAGACCTGGCAGGCCAACCTCGCGAACCATCGCGGCATAGGGGTATGCTTCGACCTGGGGAAAGACCAGACGCCATCCATCGCCCAGCTTCAAGCCGGCCAACGCGTACTGGACTTCCTCAGCCTGCACTGCCCCTCGCTTCCGAACATCAACCGGGCCAGTTGGTACGGCCACGGCGAGCTGAAGGCTGACAGGAATGTCACGGCCTGCCCGGGTAGGATGCTCCCCTTCGTGCAAGCATACCGCCAGCAGCCCATGCCGGTCGAGCAGACGGCGATCACCTTCCCCAACGGCAAGACGCTGGCCGGCGCGTTCCTCAAATACTGGCTTGGGTTAGGCCAGCTCGCGGTGCCCCTGCTGGGCTACCCGCTGACCGACCCCAGGCGCGAGACCCTGGCGGACAGCATCGAGCACGTCGTCCAGTACACCGAGCGAGCCAGGTTGGAACTGCACGGCGAGGACGTGCTCCTGGGCCTGCTAGGGGCCGAAGCACTGGCCCGCCAGTAGCAAAACACGCCAAAACATGCAGATCGTCATGTTTTGGCCCGATCCGGTTAGCACACCGATACAAACACTCACACGGAGAAACACATGCACCCCAACGATGTACCCCCAATCTATCAACTCCTGGCGCAGCTCCTGGTGGCCGGCCTCGGAGCCGCCACCGTCAAGAAAGGCGTCGAGCTGCTGGACTATCTGTTCGCCCAGATCGTAATAGCCACCGCGGAGTGGCACTCACTCCCACGGCCCGACAACCCCCACATACCACCGGCCACGAAGGCCCTGCTGTCGTTGCTCATCGCCCTGGTCGCATCGCCGGCGGCCTACGCGATCCTGCTGGTAGATAGCGGCCTGGTCGCCTTCAACTTCGCAAACCTGGCGGCCGTGACTGGCGCTGCCTTTATGTCGGCGTGGGCGGTCTACCAGGCTCAAAAGTACACCCCAACACTCAGACGCAAGCGTGGTACAATAGGCCCGAAGGGCGGCGAACGCTCCGCGAACGGTAACAACTCACTTGGCACGGAGCAGCGTTCTACAAACTATGCCGCCCCTCCCTCGTACCCGCCTGGCGAAGACCTGCCGACCATCCCACTGAAGTAACCAACCCCAACAACTCACACAGCCGGCCAGCGCCTGGGCCGGCTGTGTTATAATCCCCCCATGATACAAGCCCAGATCGAGAGAGTGAGCCAGCAGGCCACCGCCCTCCTCATGGAGCAGACCCCCCAGCTCGAATGGTTCCAGGACCTCGACAGCGGGGACCGCGAGCGCATCATGACCACTATCAGGAGGGCCAAGACCCCCGACGCTCCGGAGACCTTCAACCTCGAGGAGCACACGATTCTCACCCTGGCCCTCCAGTGCACCATATACGAGATCCTGCTGGGCGCACTCCTCACCGGCAGAACGATCCCCAGGGCGAAAGAAAGCCCCAGCGGTCTCATAATTCCCTAGCACCACCTGGCGCAACCTGGCGGCGGGCGTCGCCGACAAGCTGCACCCCCACCCCCCAGCTCGTCTCTAAGGATAGTTCCGGGGGGCCGCCCCGCATCGGTCGCTCGGTGCTCCGGGGGCCGTACCCTAAGGATAGTTGGTTCTAAGGAGACAGGCCCCCTACGCACCGGCTCCCTCGCCCCCGCCCCCCGGACCCCCCCTCCTCCCCTCACCAGAGTAACCGGTCGTCAACCAGCTTGGTTCTCGCACCCGCCCGTCGGCTGCTTGGTTCCCAGGATAGTTGGTTCGCCTTCGCCGCCGACGGGCCAGTACACGGGATAGAAACAATCAGGGGGTCTCGCATACCAACAGCGCCGCTAGCCGCGTACTCGCGGCCAGCGGCTTTTCTAAGGAAAGTGGGGACCCTTAACCAGCACAGCCCGCCGGCGCTTGCCCCTCCACAGCCCCCACGCTCCGCTCCCCGCCAGGGCCGGTAGAGGTAGAGGTAGAGGTAGAGGTAGAGGTCCCGGCCCTGGCAGGTCGCTGCGCCGGGGGCTGTTCCGGGGCGGCGCGTCCGCGGGCTACTCGCTCACCAGCAACCCCACCAACCAGCAGCCGAGCCGGGGGTTTGGGGGTGTCCCTTTCGCCGCACCAGACGAGTTAGAACAGAGGTTCTAAGGAGAGTTTTCCGGCGCTCACTCCCCCATGGGGGCTTCTGTCTTTGTCGTTTCTGCTTTTTTAGCGGACCCCACGAGCTGCTATCTAAGGTGAGTGAATCTGGGGTCTCGCGGAGAGTGAGTCTCCCAATGACCTTCTACACCTCGCTCGCATCTAGCCGGCCCGGCGTCTTCTCTCGCTAGACACAGCAAATTCGGACGATTTCTCTGTATTGAGGGTCGCTTCCGGCGTCGCACGGGCCGGCGAGATTAGCGAGAAGGGAAGAAGACCGGAGTCTGCCGCCAGCGCTCAGACCTCGCTCACAAGCTGGCGGCGGCCCCACTTGTGCCGGTAGAGGTAGAGGTAGAGGTAGAGGTAGAGGTAGCCGGCCCAAGCGGGGACCCCTACCGCCGCCCACGCCAACCAGCAGAAGGAGACCGAAGAAGGTTTTTGATTTGGAGCCGCAATCCCAATTCTATCCCAAGTTCCAAAAATAAAGATAGGGGTAAAATCTCAAAATGAATTTTAGTAAAAATTCATTTTGAGATCGGTTTGGTGCAGATTGGAGTACTGGCGGGATCAGCGTGAATAGGCACCAAACCGCCCCTATCTTTATTTTTGGAATACGGATAAAAGAGGGCTTTCGGCTCCAAATCAAAGTTTTTTTTATTGTTTTTTTTTGTATAGAATTAGTAAACCCTTCTTCCGCTCTCCTTGCCTGGTCCGTCGCCCGCCGGCCGGGGTGGTTCAGCCCATATGCTTCAGGGCCGGAAAGACATCCTAAGCCGGAGGGGGCGGCCCAAATTGGTCCAATCTATTGTGCATTTGTCCGATGTATTTGTGGCCCTTTTGTGGTACAATGGGGGTATGAAAACGATCATCGCCGGCTCGCGCTCCATCCAGGATTATGCCCTGGTGGAGCGCGCCGTGCATGATGCGGGCTGGGTGATCTCGGAGGTGGTCTCCGGGGCCGCCGCCGGCGTGGATCGGTTGGGGGAGCGCTGGGCAGCTCGCCATGGGGTGCCGGTGCGCTCCTTCCCGGCTAATTGGGCGATGGGCCGAATGGCCGGGATGCTCCGGAATATTGAGATGGCGCGCTATGCAGAGGCGCTGGTGCTCGTATGGGATGGGTCCTCAGCCGGCTCCCGCCAAATGCTGAAGGTGGCTCGGTCGAAGGGCCTGCGCGTCCATGTGTTGGTTGTTGGCTCAAATCAGGAGGGGCCTGCCGGTTGGGTGCAGGCTAGCTTTACATAATGAGTAAGACGTATATCCCGATGCCCATGCGCCGAGCCGTGTATCAGAGAGAGGGCGAGGTCTGCCATCTGTGCACGGGGCGGGAGGCGCTCGATCTCCATCACGTGCGGCCGGAATATGCGGGTGGGGGCACGGTGGCCGCCAATCTGACCCCGCTGTGCAGCAATAAGCTGGGCGGCAATGCCTGCCATATCCTGGTCCATGCCGCCTATCGCTCGAAGGAGAAGCAGCTAGGGCGCGCGCTTTCCTTCGCTGAGTATGCCTCGATCGTGGCGAAGCTCGCCGAGGTGATGCACCCATGACGGAAACCAGGGGAAGAAAGGAGGTGGTTAGCATGACGGGACCCAGGCCGGCGCCGAAGCCGGCGCGCACCCTCGTGGTCAAGGTCCGCATGACCGAGGCCGAGTATCAGCGCTTGCAGCAACTGGCACAGCAGCGCGACGAGTCGATGAGCCAGGTCGTCAGGAAGGCCCTACGCCAAACCGCGGCCTAGGAAGCCGCGAGCACTAAGAAAGGAATTTGCAATGGACATCAAAGTTATTCGCAACTTCGACCGGGAGGACTGCCCGCTTTGCGAGCTGGGCCTCGAGGTCCACTGTCACGCCCGCTGGGGCCAGTCGGTGTGGATCGTGCCGTCCCTGTCCACCCTGGGGCAGCTCTACCAGGTGGAGCTTGCCAGCCCCAGGGAGGGGCAGTGTAATTGCCGGTGGGGAGCCTCCGGGAACACTCGCGGGTTCTGCTCACACCTCCGGATAGCCCAGTCCCTCTGCCACCCCCAGCACCCCCAGGCTCGCGAGATCGCCGGGATCGCCTGCATGGTGCAGCTTCTGCTGGCCCTCGATGCCGTGGCCGAGCGGGTCGGCCATTACAACTACTTCTACTTCGACGCCCGCCAGGGCCTGCGCGCGGAGTTGAAGAAAATCCTTGCCACTCGCCCAGGCCCGGAGCCGCCAGGTCCTCGCCAGGCCGTTCGCCTGCTCCCGGCGCAGCTCCACCCCCGCAAGGCTGAGGAGGCGGCAGCATGACCAAGACGCCTTCCACCCGCACAGTCCGCCTGGTGAGCACAACCGGCCGGGCTGCCCACTACCCCGGCATGCTCCGCTGGAAAAGCTTCACCGCGGCCACGGCCGACGACGCGACCGAGAAAGCACGAGCCTACGCCCGTCGGCAAAGCGCCACCTATAAGCTCGTGCCTATCGCCATCATCAACGAACTCGGCTACACCCTCGTGCACGACTACGACCTATTGGCCGAC